AGCCTAAGATAGAATGCGAACAACAATTACAACAACTTTGGATTGGTAAGGCGTCTGCCGGTGCTCAGACAGTTTTGATGAAAGAATGGCGTCCCGTTCCTTATGAAACAGAAACACAGAAAGAAATATAAATGAAGTTAGGCGTTGCAGAAATTCTTGAGAAGGCTTCGAAGGCTAAGAAATCAGCCGAGAAGATTGAAATTTTAAGACAACATGCTTGTCCGGCATTGTATGTCACATTGAGGTATGCACTCGATCCTAACGTGAAATGGGGATTGCCTCCCGGCGAACCTCCGTACAAGCCATGCCAATATATTGATGGCGAAGGTCGCTTCATGAATGAAGTATTCAAGTTGTATCGATTCGTAGATTCCGGTGATGATTTTATGAATCTTGATAGATACAAACTGATAGCAAGACATAATCTTGGTATCAAGAAAATGCAAAGAGAAATGCTTTTCGTGACCGTACTGGAAAGCATTGCTCCAGCAGATGCTAAATTGTTATTGGCGATGAAGGATAAAACGTTGCCGTACAAAGGATTGTCTTTGAAACTGATTCAAGAAGCTTTTCCGGGTTTGATTCCAGAAGAGACAAAAACAGAGCCAGCGATGGAGGATAAAGTTGGGTAAGTCTCGTTCAAGTTACGACGATGATGATTGGTATGAAAAGGAAGAGAGACTAAACGAACGTCGTCGGAAGCGTCGTGCCAGAGAAGAAAGTGAATGGAGTGAGAATGATGAAAGAACAGACGGAATCGTTAGCAGACCTCGTTAAGAAGCATGGAGACTTCAAACGAGTAGTAGAAAAAACAGAATGGTTTGATGAGACAGCCAAACCAATCAAGAAGGAAGAGAAGGGAAAGGATGCCTAGTTACAATTTTCGTAACAAAGAGACCGGAGAGGAATTCACCGAAACGATGACAATTTCCGAAGCCGAGGAATTTGTCAAAAATAACCCGCATATCGATTGGTTGTGTGGTGCGCCGTTTATCGGTGATCCTTGGCGGCAGGGTTTGAAGAAGCCGGACAACGAGTTCCGCGACCGATTGAAACATATCAAAAAAACCCACGGCGGCAATATAAATACTTTCTAGGACTAATTTCCTTGGGCATATGGGATAAATATATGATGAAGATAGGAGTCATGCCCATATGCCAAGGGTTAAGTTCTATCGTAATGAATTGCAGTATGCCGCCAGATGGATGCTGGATTATCTAATTCGTGATCCTAGCAAAACGAGCGATGTTATTCTCAAGGTCTATATCAGAAACATTTCGCGAGGCGATTACTTAGGTCGTATGATCGATGATTATGTCGATCAGAATAAATTCGTGGTTGTGTTAGATTCGACCATGGGGCGTAAATTGTCGCTCCAGACTTTAGCTCATGAAATCGTGCATGTTGCTCAATATCTCAACGGCAAAATCAAACACCGTAAATCCAATGGAACAATGAAAGTCTATTGGAAACGAAAGAAAATCCTCGATGACAAAAAGGAAGAGGATTTTTTGACCTCTGACGAGTATTTTGCTTTACCATGGGAGGTTGAAGCATATCGGCTCCAGACAAGAGTCTCGCGAGCCTATCAGAGGCACTTGAAGAAATGTCAGAAAATTATAATCACAAACAGGTCATTGTAATCAGAAAAGACCTGAAAATGCGAAGAGGCAAGGAATGTGCTATGGCCGCTCATGCCTCTCTTGGTGCGATTCTCAAGCTAGGGAATTATTACACTGCCGAGGATGAAGAAGGACATCCAGTCCATACATTCCTTGCAACTCTCAACAACAAAGTAGCGCCATGGCTAATGGGTCGCTTTGCGAAAATCGTTGTCACTGTTCAAAGCGAACAGGAACTTCTCGATCTGCAAAAGAAAGCTGAGGATGCTGGCGTTCTGAATTGTCTTATCAAGGACGCAGGCTTCACGGAATTCAAAGGCGTTCCGACCTACACGGCGCTTGCTGTTGGTCCTGATTTTTCGGAAGCGGTTGACGAAATCACCAAAGACCTTCCATTGTACTGACGAAAAAAACCCGACGCACTAGACAGGAGGTGCGTCGGGTTTCACACAAATGTCCGGCTTTCAATCCTCACTAGAAAACATGATGGCCGATACATCACCATGTCACCGCGCGTCTGCTATTTTAGCGGCATTTACCGCGTACAGCAAGAAAAGCATCGTTTGCAACCAATGCAGTAGGCTCATGCTGTCTATTGGAAATCTGCGATCCTGTCAATACCCCAAAATAGCAAGATTTCGCACAGATTTCATGATAAAACCTTGTTCCGCCTTGTTTTCTCTTTTTTATTTTTTAAATGTACCAGTGGCGTAACAGGAGTAACGAATGACAATCGTCATGGAAAAAACTGCTCAGGCATTCTCTAATATTGATCTTGGAATTGGTTTAACGAGACGCGGCGATCCACTTCACGATTTCAAGCTGGATTGGCAAGTTAAAAAAATTCCATTGTCGTATACAGTGCATGGTCATGAACAGATGATTCCGAAGTGTGCATTGGTTCGGCAAGACACGTATAAGCTGTTGTCGATAGTACCGCCGAAGTGGAAGCCAATTCAAAACAACGAGTTTGTCGAAATAATCCAAACATTAGCCGACCAAGAAAATCTTGATATTGACTTGGGAGGATCGTTCAACGAAGGCGAGTATGTTTGGTTGCTGGCGAAAAGCAAACCTTCTTTCACTCTGAGAGAGAAGGATGTTATTCAATCGTACTATCTCTTCACGAATCCACATGTCTATGGTGCATCGTTCTCCATTCAGTTCGTTCCGATTCGAATGGCGACTGCTACTTCAATTTGCTTTTCGTTGAAAGCAAAAAACCATCCTCATGAAATTGGTCGATACAATTTCTACAAGGACTTGGATTCGGCAGAAAAGATAAAGGGCATTCTCAATGCCGGTCATGCCAGAATGAAGGAATACGAAAAGATAGCCCGTTTCCTCAATTCTAAAAAATACACGGAAGAAGCGGTCGAAAAATTCTTGAATCGGATCGTCCCGACAACAGGCGACTATGTTCAAATGAGTAGACCTTCCGTCGAGATAACAAAGATCATAGAATCACCACCGGAAGGCAATATGAATTATGGGACTTGGTGGCAGGCTCTAAATGCTGTCTTCTACTATTTCGATCATATGGCGGGGAATAGTGTAGACACTCGCATGTTTTCAAATTGGTACGGCAAAAATCGAAAGATCAAGTTGGAAGCAATGAAGATCGCGATGTCGTTTGCTGAAAAAAGCAATTGACTTTTTGTCATGAAAGTTCTAGCAGGGAGATGTGGAATTTCTCACATAGGAAGAGAATATGAAAACTTACGTTATCCATGAAGTGTCGTCAGATAACCTTGCTTCGCATCTCGATGTCGAAGGAAGCAAGCTTCTGGCGGTGATTCCCGAATCGTTCGATTCGACTCAGGTGTCGGCTGTTCTGTCCAATGTCTTCAGTGCGAAGATTCCTGCTCCATCGAGCACGATTTCGAAGGCGCTGAAGTACAAGAACGGTGGCACTTCACTCTCACAGAAACTTATTGCCGGTCTCAAGAATTCGAGCAAGGCAATGACCGCTGGCGATTTCTTTTCGCAACCGGAATTCAGCGATCATTACAGCGAAGGGCAGATTCGCAAGTGTCTGTATTCGCTGTCTTACAACAAAAAGATTCGGTCGAACGGCTCTGGGAAGTATTCAGCCAAGTAAGACCTTTTTCGTTCTGATTAAAAAGGGACTCATTCGAGTCCCTTTTTTGTTGTCTTTTACCGATTTGCTTGTATAGATATTCGATCAATGGAGAAAAACATGTCTCGTTCTAAGTACAAGCCGCATCAGAATGAAAAAGAGAAGAATCGTCGCAAGCAACAAATTGCAGATGGTCGTTTGAAAAAGGAAAATGGTTATGAAGATAACGGGTCAAACTCTGATTGATTGGGGATTCGCTCCCGGCAAGTGGTTTAAGGATGCTATCGCTGCTGCTGATGCAATGGCGAGAGACAATCATTTTGGCAAGGCGAATCATTCAGAACAGGACATGATAGCTGCGGTTCGTAAGTTCGAACCCGTTCCTATCGAAATTTTGAATCTGCAAAATCCGGCAGACGTGCCGACATACTACAACATTGATGCCGAAACAGATTTCGAAATCGACAATCTAGAAAAGGTGAAACGCAATGTGCGAGAGATTGCACAATCGCCGGTTGTCAAAGCAATTTCTGTTATGCCGGATGCCTGTCCTCAAGGCGGTGGCGGCATTCCTGTAGGCGCGGTGGCGATTACTGAAAATGCTATCGTGCCGGGTTGGCATTCTGCCGATATCTGTTGTTCGGTTGCGATCAGCGTCTTTCCGTCTGATACGAATGCGACGGCATTGCTCGATGCTGGAATGAAGATTTCTCATTTTGGCAAGGGTGGCCGTCCCTATAGCCATGACATGCAAGTGTCACAAACACTCTTGGAGGACTTCGAAAGAAATCCTTATCTGACAAACAAGAGTGGTGCCGCTCAAAAACATTTCGGCACTCAAGGTGATGGTAATCATTTCTTCTATGTCGGAAGAATCGAATCCACCGATCAAATCGCTTTGGTGACGCATCATGGTTCCCGTAAACCCGGAGCTATGTTGTATAATGTTGGCGTCGATCTTGCTCAGAAAATGGTTGGCGAACAATGTCCCGATTTGCATAAGCATAATCTATGGATTCCTTATGATACACAGGAAGGCCAAGATTATTGGGAAGCGCTGCAAATCATTCGTCGTTGGACCAAAGCAAATCATTTCACGATTCATGACGCTATCGCCAAGGCCGTAGGTGCCAAGGTGAAGGATCGTTATTGGAATGAGCATAACTTTGTGTTCAAGCGGGAATATGCTGGCAAGACATTCTTTGCTCATGCCAAGGGTGCTACACCGGCTTATATGGGTTTCTCGCCTGATATGGTTGGTAAGACACTCATTCCGCTCAACATGTCACAACCGATCTTGATTGCAGAAGTGAATCAGGACGTCGATCATGGAATGGATTTTGAAATTCCCGGTTTGGGTTTCTCGCCGCATGGTGCTGGTCGCAATTTTTCCAGAACTGAATTTGGAAGAATGCTCACTGAGAAAGGAATCTCAGCCAAGCAAATGATCGCTGACGTCACCGCGAAGCATGACGTTCGTGCTTTCTCTGGCAAACATGATATCTCGGAATTTCCAGCCGCATACAAGAATGCCGATCAAATTATCGAACAAATCAAGAAATACGATTTGGTAAATGTAACCGATAAGATTCAACCGATTGGTTGTATCATGGCCGGTCATGATGGTACTGACTATCGAGCGATCAAACGCGCAAAGAAAGAGAAGCGTCTGAAAGAAATGGAGATGGCAAATGGGCAAGAATAAGAAAGAGTATTTCATTCGTCTTGTCGATGACCAAATCATTGCATGTTTACAACAAGACGTCGAAACGATTGTCGCTAATCTCAAGAAGGATTTGAAGAAAAATTTCTATCTTAATGTTTCGGATTCTTTGAGGCATATTGCTTCATTGAATAATGTAATTGATTATTATGGTGGCGTCCCTGTGAAGATGAAATTATCTAAAAAGGATTTGAAAAAGATGAAGGTGCATGTTGGATAATGTGATTGATCTTCCGTTCGTATCGAACTTTCCTCTTGAGATTGAAAAACTGGTGAAGGAAAAGAAAACCAGTTACATCGAAGCGGTCATTCTTTGGTGTGAGAGAGAAAAGATCGATGTAGTTGTCGGCGGCGAATTGGCAAAGAAATCGGATACGATTCGCGAGAAAATTCAGGTGGAAGCCGAGGATTTGCATTATATGCCAAAATCCGCTAGACTGTTCTGATGTCCAAATCAAACAGTGGGAACGCGAACATGAAGGCAGTTGAATTGCTCCATGACATTCTCTTTTATGGCACTCCTGACAAGTACAACAAGAAAGATGTGATGTTGCTTGTGAAGCACAAGTTTATCGACGATAACGGGATCACCAAGGCAGGCCGTGATTATATGGATCGTTGGTTTGCTCGCGGTGCTGATCGCAATGCCCTTTTGAAAGAGATGTCGTGACGAAAACGATTCAAGCAACCGACAAAGACATTGAACGATTCATGGCGAAGGTTGATATCCTTCCGAATGGATGTTGGTTCTGGAATGGTGGTCGCAGTCGCGGCAAAGGCAATAAGAAGTGGTATGGTTCATTCTCTGTAAATGGAGTGACCATTCGAGCCCATAGATTCTCTTGCGAAGTGCTTGGTGAAATGCCACCTTTGCCTGACGGTCATGATCGGTCGCATACTTGTGATTTTTCTTTGTGCGTAAACCCTGAGCATGTCGTCTATCTTCCGAAGGAAGAAAATCAGGAACAAAGGTTGCGGAGAATACGATGCCGATCATCCAGTCTAGAAGAAAGTTTCTAACAGGTCTGGCAACGCTCGTTGCAGCACCGGCAATCGTCAAGGTATCAAGTTTGATGCCTGTTCGGTCTGTTCAACCTGATTTGTTAATGCCATATAAAGGTATGGTAATTGATGATGTTGCTGGTTTTTATTGTCCATACGTTCCATTGTCTATTGTGAAAAATTGGGCCTCTAACGAAATAATCACTTACAAATCTAGGAGATTGTCTTTTAAGACAAGATATGGACTCGTATGAGTGCTACCAAACCTTTTTGGCTTTGAAGCAACACTTCAACCAATGGGATTATGATTATTTCATATTCAACGGCAAGACCAAAACAAGTGTCGCTGCCCTAAATCGTCGTAAAGACAAATATTGGTTTGACAAACTGGCATTCATGCCGAACCAGTTAAACCGAATGCTCGCACAATTTTGCGAGACCTCAACTCCCTTCATCCGTGACATTGTAACGGACACTGATACTTATACGGCTCATCGCAAAATAACTGAATCGTTGCCGTATCATTTCAAGAGCGAGTTGAAAATCCTTCTCCCGGATTTTGATAAAAATTTCATTGTCGAGAACGGCAAGCATCCGTTCCTGATCCGAGAATATCTCGGAAAACGATTGTCTTTAGAAACCCTGACAATCATCGCTCACCTCACCGAATGCATTCCTTACTGGAAGAAGAACCTTGCTGATGACATGACCTGTTCCAGCATTGTGATGAGAATCGTAAAGTATCATCCGTTTCTGAAATATAATCGCGAACAGTTTCAGAAAATAATGATTGATTTTGTTTGTGACCGTTTATCTGAGAATGCTAAGTAATCATACATTGGTTATGATAACTAGAACTAATCAGATAAATGGAGTAACAATTGTCAAGCATTTTAGCTAAACTGAAAAAGTCATCCAAAACCTCTTTAGAGAATATCGCCAAGCGAGTTAAGGATGATGATTACCGAAATTCATATCGAGACGAAAGATATTGGCAACCGGTAGTCGACAAATCCAACAATGGTAATGCCACCATTCGTTTTTTGCCCCCTGTCTCGGAACCCACAAAGCTTGTAGAAGTGCCAGAGGACGTCCCTTATGTCCGCATTTACAAACATGGCTTCAAAGACAAGGGTGGTTGGTATATTGAAAATTCACTGACAACGATTGGTAAGCAAGACCCAATTTCCGAGTTGAACAGCGAATATTGGAATAGTGGCATCGAGTCTAAAAAGAAAATTGCAAGCAAGCGCAA